TCGTCCATCTCCATCCCGATCAACGCCCCCCGATAGGACCCCACCATGGCCACCGTAGACTGGAGCATCCTGGCGCAGGGCCAGGTCGCCAACTCACAGGGGGTCATCTTCACGGCCTCCGAGCAGACGTGGATCAAGAGCGCCCGATTCTTCCAGACGTCCGCCACGCCGCAGGACGTGACCGTGTGGATCAAGAAGTCCGGCGGCACGGCCCGTGAGGTCGCGCACGCGGAGGACATGCCCCAGAACTACGCCCTCGAGGCGGCGGACGAGCCGATCGTCCTCGACACGGGGGACACGATCGAGGCGGCGACGACCACGGCGGCCGTCGTCAACTATACGATCATGGGCGGAACGAGGGTTCCCTAGATGACCCTCTATGACGACCAGGGCCGCGAGGTGGTTTCCAACGGCGAGACGGGCGCGCCCGCGGACTCGGAGTTCGTGGTCACCGCGAGCGACCCGGGCCTCCCCAACGCGCGCGTCCTCACGTCCCTCGGCCCCGTGACGATCGACCTGAGCGTCGCCGGTCAGGTGCGCATCTCCATCGACGACATGGTCGGCGCGGACGGCGTCTCGGACGGCGTCGAGGGCCTCGTGCCCTCCGCGGACGCCCTGGATGCCAAGCGCGTCCTCACGGGCGACGCGACCTTCAGCACCGTCTCCGAGCTCCTGGACGCCCTCGTCGCCTCCGCGGCCCAGGGGGACATCCTGTACCGCAACGGGACCGTCTGGACCCGGCTGGCGGCGAGCACGTCCGGCTTCTTCCTGAAGACCCTCGGCGCGGCCGCGGACCCCGTGTGGGCCTCGGCCCCCGCCCGTGGGCTCACCACGATCACGATCCTCTCCGGCTCCGGCACCTTCACCCCGCAGGCGGGCACCGCGTACCTGGACGTCACGCTCGTTGGCCCGGGCGGCGGCGGCGGCGGGTGCTCCGGCTCGGGCTCGAACGCCGCGGGTGCCGGCGGCGGCGGTTCGGGCGGCCTGGTGCGCAAGGTCTACACGACCTCCCCGGGCGCCGTGTCGTACTCCATCGGCACGGGCGGCGCGGGCGGCACCTCGGGCGCCAACAACGGCTCCAACGGGTCGGGCGCGTCCACCTTCTCGACCCTCTCCGCGGGCGCCGGGCAGGGCGGCATCGCCTCCGCCTTCGGCACCGCGACGGCCGTCGTCCTTGGTGGCGCGGGCGGGACCACGAGCGGCGGTGACGCGAACGTCGACGGCGAACCCGGATCTCCCGGAATGACCCTGTCCGGCACGGTCGCCCTCGGCGGCGGCGGCGGCTCCATCGCCCCCACGGGCGCGGGCGCCAACGGGCGCGTCACGGCCGGCAACGGGAACGCGGCCAGCGGCCTCGGCGGCGGGGGCGGCGGAGGCATGTCCACGGCGTCCAACCAGTCCGGCGGCGCGGGCACCAACGGCACGGGCATCTGCCTCGAGTACGGCTAGAGCATGACCCTCTTCGACGCCTCCGGCCGCCCGGTGGTGCGAAGGGACAGCGATCCGGCGGCCCCATCGGGCCCCTTCGTCCTCACCGTCAGCGACCCGGACCTGACCCTCTCGCGGGTCCTCACGGACAACGCGGTCGTCCAGCAGGCCCTCGCGTCCGGGATCGTCGAGCTCGTGTGCCGGCAGTTCGGCCAGGGCGCCACGGCCGGGGACAAGCGCAAGCGCGGGCTCGCCCCGCAGTTCCTCCTCGGGGAGCAGAAGTACTGCCTCCGCGGGGACGGCTCCCGGGGCACGTTCTCCGAGCCCATCGACACGGCCCTCGGCAGCGCCCAGGGGTCCGTGATCTTCCGCGGACAGTCCGAGTGGCTCCGCCGTGGCCCGGGGGCCTCCGGGTACCTCCTGAAGACCCTCGGCGCGGACGCGGACCCCGTGTGGGCCATCTCCCCCGGGGCGATCCCCCTGCGCGCCCGGTTCATCGTCGGCGGCGCGGCGGACGTCACGGACGTCTTCAGCGTCCTCTCGGGCACCTCGTACCTCGACCTGATCCTGGTCGGCTCGGGCGGCGGCGCGGCGCAGGCGAACGCGTCCTCGGCCGGGAACATCTCCATCGGCTCGGCCGGCGGGGGCGGGTCCGCGTGCCGGCACATCATCACCTCGCCCGCGGCCGGGTACCTGTACACGCTCGGCGCGTACGGCGGGAACGCCCAGCAGGGCGCCCAGTCGACCGTCACGGGCGGCGCGGGCGTCATCCTCACGGCCCCGGGCGGCGGCGCGGGCGCGACCACGGGCAACTCGAACACCCTGTCCCTCTCCGGCAACGCCGGCGGCGCTGCCACGGCCAGCGGCGGGAGCGTGTGGAACCGGGGCGGCAAGCCCGCGGGGCCCACGATCCGCTTCTCCGGCACCGTCGCGATCACCGGCCGCGGGGGCGCGTCCCCCGGCTGGGGCGCGGGCGGCAACAGCCGGATCACGTCCGGCGTGGGCGAGGTGGGCCACGGCTACGGCGGAGGCGGCTCGGGAGGACTGTCGATCAACGGCGCCGGCGCGCAGGCGGGCGGCCACGGCGCGCCCGCGCTCCTCGTCATCGTCGAGTACGCGAGCGCGACCTAACACCACCAGGAGACCCCATGGCCTACGACTCCCCCGACCCCGCCACCCCCGGCGCCCTCCCGTCCGGGGAGACGTGCAAGGCCGTCTACGAGCGCCTGAAGTCCTGCCGCGAGCCGTTCCTCCGCCGGGCCCGCCAATGCTCGGCGGTGACCATCCCGTGGCTCATGCCCCCCTTGGGACACTCCGAGTCCTCCGACCTCCCGACGCCCTTCCAGAGCGTGGGGGCGCGCGGCGTGAACAACCTCACGAGCAAGCTCATGCTTGCCCTGTTCCCGCCCAACGCGCCCTTCTTCAAGTACGAGGTCGACGCCTACGCCCTGGAGCAGATCGAGGGCGCGGAGGGCGCGCGCGAGGAGGTCGAGCAGAACCTGGTCAAGGCGTCCGAGGCGATCCTCACGGAGCTCGAGACGTCCGGCTTCCGGGTCGGGGCCTACGAGGCCGCCCGGTACCTGGTCGTCACGGGGAACGCGCTCCAGTACTTCCACGACGACGGCGTCAAGGTCTACCGCCTGGACCAGTACTGCGTCGAGCGGGACCCGCAGACCGGGGAGCCCGTGCGGATCGTCGTGTGCGAGATGCTCGCGCCCGAGGACGTCCCGCAGTCGATCAAGGCCCGCGTGGACGAAGTCCGGCGGACCAAGGCCGCGGGACCTGTCAAGTCGTGCGAGCTCTACACGATGGCCGAGTACAACGCGGACACGGGCAAGTGGGACGTCCGGCAGGAGTGCGAGGGCATCGCCATCGAGGAGTCCGAGGGCTCGTACGCGGAGCAGGACTTCCCCTTCAACCCCCTCCGCGGCAACGTCGTCAGCGGGGAGGACTACGGCCGCTCGTACGTCGAGGAGTACCTGGGTGACCTACTGTCCCTCGAGGGCCTCGCGCAGGCCATCGTCGAGGGCGCGGCCGCCGGCGCCCGGTGGACGCCGCTCGTCAACCCGGCGGGCATGACGGACATCGACGACCTCGCGAAGGCCGAGAACGGGGAGTACGTCCCCGGTCGCGGCGACGACGTCACGTCCCCCAAGATCGACAAGTACTTCGACTTCCAGGTCGCGGCCAAGACGGCGAACGAGATCGAGGGGCGCCTGTCGTTCGCCTTCCTCCTCAACTCGGCCGTCCAGCGGAACGCCGAGCGCGTCACGGCGGAGGAGATCCGGTACATCGCCGGCGAGCTCGAGCAGGCCCTCGGCGGCATCTACTCGCTCCTGTCGAAGGAGTGGCAGCTGCCGCTCGTCGAGTTCATCGCCCGCCGGATGACGCGCGAGCGCCGGCTCCCCAAGATCAGCGAGAAGTACATCCGCCCGACGGTCATCACCGGGATCGAGGCCATCGGGCGCGGGAACGATCTCTCGCGCCTCTCGTCCGCCTTCGCGGCCTTCACGGCCCTCGCGACCGCGGCGCCCGTCATCGGGCAGTACATGAACCTCCTCGAGCTCGCGCAGCGCGTGTTCAACGCCGCGGGCGTGCGCACCGAGAAGCTCCTCAAGACCGAGGAGCAGCTGGCCCAGGAGGCGCAGGCCGCGCAGCAGGCGGCCCTCGTCCAGCACCTGGGCCCGAACGTCGTCAACCAGGCGGGCGGCCTCCTGCAGCAGCAGCAGGCGAACAACGCCCCCCAGCAGCAGTAACCAACAGGAGAGACCATGCCCCAAGCAGAACCGCAGCAGCACGTCAAGTCCGACGGCACCGCCGGCCCGATGTCCATCGAGATCGACCTGGACACCAAGGTCACGACCGAGCCCGTCGTCGGCGAGGCCCCCGACCGCACCGTCGAGGCGCCCCCGAAGGCCCTCGACCTTCCCCCGCCCGCCGGGACCCCCGAGCGGCCCGCGTGGCTCGACCCGCGCTTCCAGACCCCGGAGGCTCTCGCGGAGGCGTACAAGGCCCTCGAGTCCAAGATCGGCGCCCCGAAGGCCCCCGAGGCCCCGGCGCCGGCCAAGGCCCCCGAGGCGCCCCCGCCGGTCCCCGCGGGCCTCACGGACGCGGAGCTCCTCGCCTACGGGCAGGAGGTCATCGCGAGCGGCCAACTCTCGGCCGCCTCGTACGCGGCCCTGGCGGCCAAGGGGATCCCTCGGGCGCTCGCGGACGCGCACGTCGAGGGGATCAACCTGAAGCGCGAGAAGCTGATGGCCGACGCCGTCAAGCCCTTCGGTGGCGCGGAGGGATACGCCGAGGCCGCCAAGTGGGCCGTCGAGAACCTGTCCGTCGCCGAGCAGGCGCAGTACAACGCGGACGTCCGCTCGGGCGACCCGGCCCGGGTCCAGTACGCCGTGAACGGCCTGAAGGCCCGGGTCGACGCGGCCCAGGTCCGGCAGCCGGCCCTCGTCCACGGGCGCCGGGCGGGCGCGGTCACGGGCGGCGGCTTCCAGACCATGGAACAGCAGGTCGCGGCTATGATGGACCCGCGGTACAACAACGACCCGGCGTACACGCAGGAAGTGGTGCGCATGGTCCGGGAGTCGACGTACTAGCGATGAAACGTCGTCTCCAGTACTGGTACTCCCGCGCCGTCGTGTGGGCGTGCACCGCCGGCGTCCTCCTGACCTCCTGCGCCGCGACCCGGCGGGCCGTGGACACGGTCGGCGAGAAGGGGACGCAGGCGGGCGGTGGCGTCCTCGTCGGCATGCTCCTCTGGCTCGCGCACCCGGTCGGCTGGGTCGGCGCCGGGCTCGCCGCGGTCGGCGGGGCCATCGGGGCCCTCATGTTCGGCGGCGGGAGCGTCACGATCCACGAGGCCCCGGCGGGATTCCCGTGGGTCGGGCTGGCGTCCCTGGTACTCCTGGTGCTCCTCGCGCGCTCGTGGGCCCACTGGCTCCCCGGGCTGATCGAGGTCGTCAAGCGGACCGTCAAGGGCACTCCGCGGGCTCTCCTGGGCGGTAAGCCCAAGCCGGCCGAGAAGCCCAAGTTCGTCCGCCGCACCGACTAGCGCGCAGGGTCCCCCCACCTCCTGCCCTCGCGCGCTGCCGCGCCTTCCACGTTCGCGCGCAAACAAGAACGTGGACCCGCACACTCCTGTTCCTGTCCGTTCGGAAGGGATCCGGTTCGCCGGGCAATCCCCCGCCCCGATCGTGCCAGTTGGAGATACCCAACCCTCTCTCAACTCTCACGAAAGTCCTAGCCTCCCATGGCCAACAACAACTCCTCACCGAGTCGCCCGGGTCAGAACAACCTGGCCGGCGACGTCCGCGCGCTGTTCCTCAAGCTCTCCTCGGGCGAGATCATCGCGCAATTCAACGCCATGAACATCATGGCCCCGCTCGTCCGCAACGCCTCCATCAGCGGCGGCAAGTCCAAGCAGTTCAAGGTCTCCGGTCGCGCGGTCGCGAAGACGCACGTCCCGGGCACGAACATCTTCGACGCGGGCAACGGCCTCCTGTCGCAGATCGCGATGTCCGAGCGCGTGATCTTCATCGACAACAAGCTGATCGCGGCGTCCCTCATCGACGACCTCGACGAGGCCCTGAACGACGTCGAAGTGCGCGGAACGCACAACACGGAGATCGCCGAGGCGCTCGCCGTCGTCGTCGACCAGATCCTCATCAACACGGTCATCCTCGCGGCCCGCGCCTCGAGCACGATCACCGGCCTCAACGGCGGCGCGGTCGTGACGGACCCGGACATGGAGACCTCGGGCGTGGCCCTGGTAAACGCCCTCTTCGCGGCGGCCCAAAACTTCGACGAGAAGTCCGTGCCGAAGCAGGGGCGCATCGCGCTCGTTCGCTCGAGCATGTACTACAACATGATCCGCGACCCGGCGGTCTCGATCGCGGCGACGAGCCCGACCGTGACGCAGGCGACCGTGGGTTACCCGCTCATCAACTCGAACCTGTCCCCGGGCAACGGCAACTTCGCCAAGGCCCAGCTGGTCGAGTGCGCGGGCTTCACCGTCATGGTCAGCCAGCACATCCCGGACTCGAACATCCTCTCCTCGGACAGCCTCTTCGGCTCCGACCCGGGTGGACTCTCGGAGTTCGGCAACGTGTACTACGGCGACTTCAGCGCGACCTCGGGCGTCTGCTTCCACCGCAGCGCCGTGGGCCGCCTGACGATGAAGGCGATGAGCCTCCAGTCCGAGTACGACATGGACTACGACGGTTGGAAGACGCTCGGCAAGCTCGCGATGGGCGCCGGCATCCTCCAGCCCGAGTCGGCCGTCGAGCTCGCGACGGCGTAGTAGCTGGCCCCGCAAGGGGCGACAACTGGGCCCGTTCACTCGTTCAACCTGGGTGAACGGGCCAACTTTCTGAACACCACACTCTGGAGACCCGATGGCCATCCCGTCACAGACCACCCTCCTCTCGGCGGTGAACGTGATCCTCCGCGGGATCAACGAGGCCCCCGTGTCCTCCCTGACGCCCCCGTACACGGACGACGTCGCCTTCGCGCTCGCGTGCATCGAGGAGATCCAACTCGAGGTCCTCGGGCACGGCTGGTCCTTCAACAGCGAGTGCGACCTCCCGATCACCACGGACATCGACGGGAAGTACGCGATCCCGTCGAACGTCCTCCAGATCACCCTGGACCACCCGACGGTCGCCTACCGCCTGGTCCCCCGGGACGACGGCGGCACCCTCCGGCTCTACAACGCCGCCCGCGGCAAGCACACGTTCGTGCTCCCCTCGAGCCTCAAGGCGACCTTCGTGTACCTCGTCGACTTCGAGGACATGCCCGAGCCCTTCCGCCGGTACGTGACCCTCCGCGCCTCCCGCGTGTTCGACGCGCGCTTGAAGAGCGGCGAGGCGAGCCAGTTCACGGCCGAGGAGGTCGTGAACGCCAAGAAGGCCCTACGGGACTACGAGTGCGACACGAACCGGCCGACCGTCTTCGACAACTGGTCCGCCGCCCGGGTGCTCCGCCGTGGCCGCCCGAACATCGAGGGCAGCAACTGGGGTAACTGGTAGATGGCCCGCTTCAGCGTCCAGATCCCGAGCCTCCTCGGCGGCGTCTCGCAGCAGGCCCCGCAGTTGCGGCTCGTAGGGCAGGCGGAGAGCATGGTCAACGCGTACCCCTCGCTCGTGGACGGGCTCATGCGCCGGCACCCGATCGAGCACGTAGCCGCCGTCGACGACCTCTCCACGGACCAGGTCTACCCCTCCCGGGACGACCACGTCCACGTCATCAACCGGGACCCGGACGAGCGGTACATGGTCGTCTTGAACGACGGCCTGATCCAGGTGGTCGCGCTCGAGGACGGCACGCCGTACCTCGTCCTCGGTCCCAACGGCGACTCGCTGAACACGGACTACCTCGAGCTCGGGTCCAACCCGGCGACGACGAACTTCAAGTGCATCACGATCGCGGACTACACGCTCGTCCTGAACCGCCTGTTCCGCACGGGCCTCTCGACGGACCTGACGGGCCCGGACCCCAGCGACGCGGAGGCGTTCCTCTTCGTCCGCGCCGGGAACTACAGCACCACCTACAGCGCCTTCCTGACCAAGGTCGACGTGGAGTACGAGGTGTCCGTCACCACCTGGGACGGGCAGGCCCTCTCGAGCGGTACCGCCGAGGAGTGGGAGCTCACGATCGTCACGCCCGGCTCCGTGGGCGCCAACTGGTCGGTGACCATCCTGGGCAACACGGCTACGTACACCGTCCAGCCGGGGGACAACGCGGCCCTCGTCGCCGCCGGCCTCGCCTCCGCCATCTCCGCCCTGGCGAACGTCTCGGCCACGAACCTGAGCAACGTCATCACGATCGTAGCCGACCTCCCGGGTGTGCACTTCACCCCCACCGTCGGCGGCGTGGCCACCACGGGCACCTACTCACTCTCGAACACGGTCGTCGGTGAGAACGCGGACGAGCTCGCCTCGATCGACACCAGCGACATCGCCCAGGCGATCCTGGACAAGATCCTCGCCCTCCCTGGGTCCCCGTTCACCGCCGAGCGCCTCGGGGCGGTCGTGCACGTCGAGTCGGACGACGTCCTCACGACCGTGCGCACCGAGGACGGGCACGACGGCCTGGACTTCATCAAGGTCCACAAGGTCATCAACGCCCTCGACTCGCTCCCCCTGGTGGGCGTCGACGGGTTCACGATCCGCATCGACGGCGGCACGGCCGGTACGGCGGACGACTACTACGTCACCTTCCGCACGGACACGGCGACCGTAGCCGAGGAGTGGGAGCTCACGATCCTGGCCCCGGGTGACGTGGGCAAGGCGTGGAAGGTCACGATCCTCGGGAACAGCGCCACGTACACGGTCCAGGCGGGCGACTCGACCGCCGACGTCGCCACCGGACTGGCCGCGGCGATCGACGCCCTCGACAGCGTAACGGCCTCCGCCGCGGGCGAGGTCATCACGATCGTCGCGGACGACCCGGGCCCGCACATCGACCCCATGGTCCACGAGGCCACGCGCGGGGACTTCACGCTCGTCCGCACCACGGACTCCATCGGCTCCTTCGGGGCCGGCAAGTGGACCGAGGGCCGAGGGTTCAACATCCCGGTGGGCGTCGACGCGACCACGATGCCCTGGCGCCTCATCCGCCGTCAGGACGACGACGCCGGCACGATCACGGGCACCCCGCTCGGCAAGTGGTTCGAGTGGTCCCCGAACGAGTGGGTCGAGCGGCAGGTGGGGGACCAGGACTCGGCGCCGGACCCGTCCCTCGTCGGGGACGTCATCGAGGACATGTTCTTCTTCCGGGACCGCCTGGGTTTCACGGCGGGACAGAAGGTCGTCATGTCCGAGGTCGGGCGCTTCTTCAACCTCTACCGCACGACCGTCCTATCCCTCCCGGACAGCGACCCGATCGACATCACCGTGCCCTCCAAGGCCGTGGTCCGCATCCACCGGGCCGTGCCCCTCGAGCGCCGGCTGATCCTGTTCGCGGACGACACCCAGTTCGCCCTCGACGGTGACCCGATCCTGACGCCCCAGACGGTGCAGGTCGCGGAGGCCGGGCGCACGCACGCGGACTCGGAGTCGGACCCCGTGTCGGACGCCGAGGGACTGTACTTCGCCTCGAGCCGCACGGACTTCGGCGGCGTCCGGCGCCTGTTCCCGCAGGAGGCGATCGAGGGTCACTTCCTCTCCGAGGACACGACTGTTGCGGTCCCGCAGTTCATCGCCGGCCCGGTGCTCCAGATGGCGGTCATCGAGCCGGAGGGCCTCCTCGTCTGCCTCGCCGAGAACGACCGACGGGCCCTGTACCTCTACAAAACCCTCCGCATCGGGGACCAGCGCCTCCAGTCGGCGTGGTTCCGGTACGACCTGGGCGAGAACGCGATCATCCAGGGCTTCGGGACCGTCGGCAACACCCTGCACCTCCTCGTGCACCGGAACATCGCCGCGTACCTCGAGCGGTCCGTGATCCAGTCGGACCTGGTCGACGAGGGCGCGGACTACCTCACGCACTACGACCGCCGGGTGACCCTCACGGGCGGCTCGTACTCGAACATCACCGGCCGGACCTCCTGGACCGTCCCGTACCGTTACGACTCGGACGAGGTCTACTCAGCGACCACCAAGAGCACCACGGGCGTCGACGGCGGGGACGTCCACCCGCTCCAGCACGAGTCGCACACGCTCGAGACGACCGTCTTCTCCACCCAGGGCGACCTATCCGCCGAGACCCTGTGGGCCGGGCAGGAGTTTGAGACTCGGTACGAGTTCTCCAAGCTGTACCTCAAGTCGGACGCGCCCGCGGGCGGGCAGGCGCTGCGCACCGGCGGTCGGCTCCAGGTCCTCCACGGGTCCCTGATCTACGAGCGCACGGCCGCGCTCTCCGTCGAGGTCACCCCGCGCCTCCGGGCCACCCGGGTCGCCGCCGCGCCCTTCAGCGGCATGTCCGTCCAGGAGGCCCTCATCGGGGCCCTGTCCCTCCCGGCGAACGAGTTCCGCTTCCCGGTCCTCTCGAGCGACGCGGAGGTCGAGATCGTAGCCGACGGCCCGCTGCCGATGGCGATTCAAGCTGCGCAATTTGAAGTGGAATGGAGCCCGCGCATGGGCGTCTACCGAGGCCAATAGGTGGACCTCCTCTCCCCCTCGCCGGACCTGACCGTCCGGCCGACGGTCGGGGAGGACGTGTTCGACCTGGCCCCCCGGCTGCGCCAGGACGACGTCCAGGAGATCCTGGACATGACCGGCATGGACCCGCTCGCGGCCCTGGGCTCGGCGTACGTCGAGAGCGCCCGGTGCTTCACGGTCGTCTACAAGGGACGGGTGACGGCCCTCATGGGCGTCGTAGAGTCGCAGCACTGCACGGACCCGCGCCTCGGGATCGTGTGGATGCTCGGGAGTGACGACGTGTCCCTCTTCGGCTTCAGCATGACCAAGTACGCGCGCGCGTGGCTCCGGGAGCTCTGCGCCGGCTTCGACGTCGTCGGCAACCTCATCTCCGAGTGCAACGTGATGCACGTCCGCTTCCTCAAGCGCCTGGGCGCGCGGATCGTGAAGGGGTACGAGAACTACGGCCCCGGCCAGGTCACCGCGCTCGAGTTCGTGTTCACCTCCGAAGAACTACAGGAGCCCCCCATTGTGTAGCCCCGCCCTCGCCCTCTCCGGTGCCACCACCGGCCTCGGCCTGATCCAGGCCAAGAGCGCCTCCGAGCGCCAGCTGGACGCCGCCGAGCAGGTCAGGAAGGCGGCCACCCAGAACGCCCTCCGGCAGTACTCGGCGATCCAGGCCCGGCAGGTCCAGGAGACCGCCCGGGCCACCCAGGCGATCCAGGAGTCCTCCAGGGCCGCCCGGCGGGCCTCCGGGACCGCGGCCGTCGCGAGTGGCGAGGCCGGCGTGGGCGGCAACAGCGTCGCCGCGCTCCAGCACGAGTTCGAGCG